GAGAGTGCTTTTGTTGATGTCAGTACGAAGTTGCATGTTTGGGATCTGAATTTTATCAATAGCTCTGTCACAACGTCCAGCGGCTTCTTGAATAGACGAACCTACGCCAATAGGGGCGCAAACAAAACCATAATTACCACTGGTGATAAGGGTTTTCTTGTTCTTAGAAAGCATCACATCATACATGTAAGTGTTACAAAGCTGTTCAAGGTTCTCAGGATCAAGCCCTTCTATTGGAATGTCTTTAGTTTTTGGCAGACGTATCTCGGTAGGATACGGCGGCACAGACAATAACACCGACACTCCAAACGGCGCCTCCCATTTAATCTCAGGTGTCTGCATAGAGGCTATTTTCTGAAGCATATCAGCATAGCCATGACCATACATCGAAGCTATCGTGGGATCGGCAAGATAACCAAAACGTGGCGTCCATTCTAATCCATAGGCTTGATCTTCTGTCAGGATAGTGTTAAGATCGATCATGCCGGTAAAGCTCACACTCCGAAGGATCGGAATAATCTTCTTCAGCCCGTCACAATAAAGCTTAGAATCTTCAGAAATCGCAAACACAAGATTTCCGCTGCATCCTGTGTTTGGGCCTTTGTTATCGTTCATGAACTTTTTCTCTTCAAGCGTGCAGGTAAGCATGTAGAAATTTTCACCGTTAAAAAATCCTGCTACAGAAGCCTCAGTGCCTTTTACAAATTCTTGCAGCAAGAACGGCATGTTTTTAGATTGCTTGTACAACAAGTCAATTACCTTGAGCATATCAGAAGCGTCTTTAGCTACGTAGGTTAATGACTTGTCTTCGCTTCCACCTGGGCCTTCGTAAGGCTTGTAAACGTATCGTTTACCTTCTTTCTTGATAAACGCCTTTGCCGCTCCTGTCTCGGTAAATTCCTGATATGGCGGCATCTTAATACCGACTTGCTCCATCGCCTCAATGCCTGCTTTTCTATCATCCTCGAACGTATGTTCAAACGTTCCATCTCCAATAGTAGGCGCATCCTGTCTTGACGCATCTGCTTGCCTAGCTCTGCCGGTAAGATCAAACAACGACAAATCATAACCTTTATACGACGGATACCCATATCCAGCCACCGTTCTGCGATGATCTAGCGATAGCTTCTTGGGGGACGGAATAAGTCCCCCAAGAACATCCTCATAGTCTGATTTGGACAAGTAGTAATCTACGTCATGGCCTTCTGCTAAGAGACGTAGCACAAACCACGCTCCCATGCCGTTATACGAGGACATTGCTATCTTCATGCTAGCCTCCAAAAGCTACTTTGTAATACATTTTCTTCCAGAAAAATACCCACTTAACATGGATTAATTCACGGATCAGATAGACCAGAGAAGGTTTAGGAAGTTTTACTCTTTTATACTGACCTCTCCAAAAACCAAAATCAGCATACTCTACGGAAATATTCTCTCCATCGAGAGGAATTTTGATGTAGAGTTTCCTATCTCCTACTCTGACAATAAGAACGTGTTTTGGAAAAACAGAACCCCATCCTCGGATAATAGATATACCCTGTGGAATAGGATCACATTCTTGTCGCTCTTTGATTTCTTGGAAAGCATCTAGGGGAATTTCCTGATCCCCTAGATCAAAGTTAGTACGTGTAATAGGCATTTTCCTACTCCTTTTCATTGCATCGGTTATTGTTACTGGTGACAGTTCTCTGGCATATCGTGTTGATCAGTGTGGCCGGTCTTTTTCTTGTGAACACTGTCACCACTGTTGGCGCCGTGATGCTGTGCGTGGTTTCCTGCTTGCTGTACACGCTCCTGCATTGCTTTTGCTTCTTTGAGTGAAAGTCCTGCGGATTGTCCTGACATGTTACCTCCTTGTTTAGTCGTTGATTGTTTTAGCAGGGTATACCTGATTAGCTATGATGTTCCCTGCTCCTGGAATAGCCTGTTGTAGAAGATCCTTGGCAAGCGGCTTGATATTATGCTTGCCTGTCTTGGTAGACTTCGTTGTGAAATTAATCGCATCTTGACCAGTACGAACCGCATCACCTGCGATCGGCCCCATGAGAGCAAGTGCGAGTCTGTCACCATGAGATGCGGTGATAAAACCATGCATGATACCCCATGAGCCAAAGTATGAGAGCATGTCAAGATACTCGGCGACGTACTGAGCTACGCTCTGAGGATGAGTTAGATGTTTGTAGTCACTTTGCATACCTTGTAATGCCCTGTCTGGAGAAGCTGTGCGAGCAAAAGTCTCGGCGGCTTTAAGCATCGGTGCCATCATTGGAAACATCAAGCCGACTGTGCCAGCAAGGCGCGCGATACCGATATAGTCTCCTGCTTCAAACTTCTTCTGTAACTCACGACGCATGAAGCGTTGTTGGCTTGAGACATAGCCATGAAACATTGTTAACATACGTGTCCAAGGATTACGAGTCGCATTTAGAGAGCGATCAAACGGACGCGAGATGAAAATGCGATCATTTGTAAAGTAGTACATTCCTTTGATCTTTTCTTCTCGTGTAAGCTCACCTTTGCGTTTAATGATTTCTTCAGGATCAAGACCAAGCTCTTTAAGCTCAAGGATAGCGCTCTTGTCACCTTCTACAGCTTTGGATGCCCAGTAGTTAGTAGCGTGATACCCCATTAGCGCCGAGGCTTTAAGCTGTGCCTTACGGATAAAGTTGAATCCTGGGTTATGAAAAATTTGCCCATACAAGCGTCCTGCTTCTGGCATTTCGATCTTAGTAGCAATACGGCCAGTCTCATTCAACATGTCCTCTGAAAGCATGTGAAAATTCTGTGAAGCAAACACAGCAGAAGCATCCATAAGTTCTTTGATCTCGCCGTTACCCATACCACCCATAGCTTTAGAGATGCTTTCTAGCGGCGTAGACAGAAGCGGATTCATAAACGTGCTTATGTGATTCACTGCAATCATAGGAGCAAGATACCACCGAGCACGTTGGGAAGCAAAACGCTCAATAACATTAGTACGTTCATGGACGTTAGAAGTATCAAACTTCTTCAAGTCCACGTGTAACGGCTCCATGTCGTTTGCTGTTCTATATTTATTCTCAAGCTGCAAAGCTTTCTTCATGTCAATCTTGACTTTAGATTGATCCACACCAGATAACGAAGCTCCTAGTTCGTTAACTTCCAGAGTCCTTGTGGCATCGTGAAACTGGTTCGAGGCAATATTAAGCAATGCATTCGCATGAGCCTCGGCAACAGGATCACCGCTCTCGTACAGAGGCATTATATCACCAATCAGCAGAGCATTGTTCTTACCAATGTTCTGATCATGTGAAAGCAGCCGAGCCTGTGCTATGATCTTACTCGAATACTCCGGCAACGTCATGTCAGCATTCTTAGGATCAAGACCGATAATCTGTGCAGTATGAGAGGCGGTAGGATGATTTTGGTTCTTCAGATCAGAATGAATCTTTCCAAGCGTAGACTGAAGTTGTGTAGAATCGTTCTTGATAACTTCATGCACGGCGTTAGCAGGCTTGTAAAGCTCATTCAAGATCTGCTGGCGTTTAAAGTCATAGTCTTTGAGTCTCGCTCCAGCTTTCATAGCCTCAGGAGAAAGCTTAAACTCTTCCTCTTGAGCAATAAAAGTCTCTCCAGCCATTTTCTTAACGCCAGAGCTACCGAGTTTATCCATTGCCCCACGAGAGAGATTACTGATCGCGTCTACTGCTCCACCGATAGCCATTACTGAACCTCCGCACTAGCCATTACTTTACGTACTCTAGCCATTAACTTGGCTACTTTGTGAGCATCGCCGCTGAGATAAGCATCCATCTCTTGATCGTGAAGAAGCTTTAACGAACTTTCGTAGCGTGTGCGCGCTTCAATAGCAGCCTTTGACTTGCCAGGATAGAACTCTTTGCCTTTAGCAATGTCGAGTTTGTGCGCGCTCTCAATCAACCTAGAATCACGTTGCCACTTAGAAAGCGAGTTTTCTCCGTGTATTCCAGGTTGAGAGGAGCTAAACACATTCCGTTTACCGTACTGTTTATACCACTTCGAGCGTGTGAAAATATCTACATGGTTTTGAATCGCTTGACCAAACTCATCAATCTTCGCTGTAGTAGGACGTGAGCCAAGGAGCTTACTCATCTTAGGACTGTTCATCAAGACTTCTTCAAGCTTGTTTGCTACAGCTTTAGGAAGTTTGCTTCTGTATGAGTGCATGTAGGCTAAGAAGTTTGTATAGTCTCCGCCTTGAGTGTTAGCTTTCTCGAAGGTTAAGCCGTAGTCTTTGAGAGGATTGAAGTAAGTTCTCAAATCATCAGCTAGTGCATGTGCAACGCTAACGTCATCATCGTTCTTGCCAGCTATATCGGCGACGTACTCTTGCCAAAACTTAGCAGAGCTCTTGCCACCTTTAGCTCTTGCTGCTGCATCTGCGGCGACGTTCCAATTAAACGAGATGCCCATTTGATAGCCAGTAACACGTCCAGTCTTGTCGTAGTCATAACGAGACTCCACACGTCGTGAAGCAGTCTCGATAGGCTGATTCTTTGCAACGTTCTCTGGACCTGTGACAAGCTTATCCTCAGCAGCTTTTCTGACAGCTTCGGTACGACGTTTAAGCATCGTAGCTTCTGCTACTTTTTTTGCTTTCTCAGCGCCACCAGGATGCTCTTTGAAAGCTTCTTGCTGCTTCGCAAGCTCCTGTTCCCACTCCTGTTTTCCAGCAGGAGTCTTCATATAATCTTCAAGCAACTCCTGTCCTTTCATCTGCTGTACTTCAGGAACATGAAGATCCATCTCTATGGCGGCTTGGTTAGCTTGGGTGTGCAGAAACTCTATCAAACCTTTAAATTCTCTTGACTGTGGATCAAGATCTTTCAGCATCAATCCACGTTCTTTGAGATAGTTATGAATCATCGTCACAGCAGAAAATACAGGTTTATAGTGCGCAGGATCGTTCTTGATCTGAGCCTTGGCCCATGCAATATGCTCTGCTTCAGTAATAGGCGCACGCTCTGTCATAACAACTCGTGCAAGAGCTTCTTCGTAGATAGAGTGTTGAAGTGACATTCCTCCAGCAGCGATATTCGATGCCATTTCACGGCGGTGAGCTTCTAAGTACTCGTCAGGAGTAGCAGAACGCTTTCCTTGCATCCCAAGTTCAGCCTCACGCTCCGCCGCTGACATAGAAGCTTTCTCAGCTCCTTCAGGAAGCATATCAACTAACTTAGACACGCCTTTACCTGCAAACGAGAACAGTGTTCCCGCAGCAGCAAACTGTAACACCGTCTTCCAAGCATCTTTTTCATCCTTCGCATCAACAGTAAGATCATTAAAGATAAGACCTTCAGTTCCATAGGTTAACATCTTAGCAGCAGTTTGGCCTAGTTTCGTAGCACCAAGAGTCTCAGTAAGATTCTTGATAATTGGAACACCTTCTCCAGCCTTACCGACTAAGCCTATGCCAAGCTCTGAGGCTTTGCCGATAGCGCCAAAGAGAGGAAGTAGCATAGCATTCTCTACCACAAACGAGGATGCTTTCTCAGTAAACGTTCTCGCGGGAGTTACATCACGCCAGAAGCTTTGCTGAGAGGATATATCGTGCATCCACTTAGAACCACCAGTGGGATTACGTTCGCCGGTTTCTTCGATAGTTTCGGATACTCCTGTGAGTAGGCCGTCTTCTTTCACACGATTGTGCATGTTTACAAACAGGTTGTAGAAACCTGTCAAGCCTGTCAGATCACCACTCTTGATTGAGTCCTCAAAGGCTACAATAGGAAGCCCAGCAACGTTTGTGATACTGCGTACAGCATTCATTGTAGAAGCAATGGCGCTATCTTCACCATGCAAAGCGCCTTTGAAAAAGCCTCCGCTGTACGCCTGCGAAGGATCATAAGATAAACCAGTCTTCCAAGCATTACGAAGCCATATGTCCTTAGACAGAGGAGGAGCACCCATCTTCTGATACAGCGGCGCCAGCGTTTCATCGTAGTATTTTGATGCTATCTGCGTTTTTGTAGCGTCGTCTTTGCCAGAGAATACCGGCGCTTCCTGTGCCCAACGACTCATACTGTTTGCTAGACCGTCATATGGATCGTCAAACAGAAACGGATTCAAGCTGGTGTCTTTCACAGCTTGAATCTTCTCGCTATCGTGTAACGAGTTCAACGAATGATACTTCTGCCTAATCTCCGAGACCTGAGACTGGCGGATAAAATTACCCATCTCTTCTTGCAACGCGCCACGAAGATTAACGCTTGTGCTAGTCTGATTTTGACTTGTCCGGGTCGAAGAATCTTTCGAGCTTCCTGGCATCTTTATTAACGGAGTCAACGGTTTGCTCGACGTTATGGCTGAGGATACCTTCTCCGTAGTGCGCTTTAATAAGGAGTCTGTCTGTTGTTGAAACGCCAGACTTCCAGGGAGCGCCTGTTCTGGGGTCGAGGTCGGTACTTGGGGTTGTGCTTGTGCTAGCTGCTCCGCCACTTTGTACTCCTTCGCCTACTTTAACTGTGGGAATCTGAAGACGCGAATCGGTTACATCTACACCGAGACCTTTTGCTATGACGTTACGATTGAGAGTAAAAGCGTTCTTGGCTTGTTCATCCATAGCGTCCATGCTTTGAAGCTGACGCCGGATCTCAGCACCACGACTCGCGCTTGCTTTATCTAACTCATTGTTTAGTGCTTGACGACTTTTCTGATTCTCGGTGATAGCTGTCTCATAATTCTTCTGAGACTCGTTAAAAGCTTTAAGCACTTCAACTGGATTACCTTGTTTAAGCATTTCAAGAGAACGATCAGCACTTTTCCTGTAGGCTTCGAGACTAAGAGAAGCTGCGTTATTCTTATCATCCTGCTTATTTTTAAGAAGCTGCGTGTCGATCTTAGAATCAGCCTCTATAGCTGCCTTACGAAGATCAGCGGCTTTGTTAACTTCTGCCACGTTGAGATTACCTTCCGCCCGCATTTTTTCAACCCAAAGAGGACCGAGAGCTTTGACAGTTTCAAGACGTTCTTTATTCTGGTTCTGAATAGCTGCGATTTGATTTTGTGCTAAGACGTTTGCCGCCATCCCCTGTGGCTGGCCTTTAGCAAAAGCTTCGCCAGCGACTTTACCACGAGCCTCGTTCTGTCTTTGCTGCTCTTCTTTCATTATTTGGCGCTTCTCTTGCCATGAGTGAGCCTCCTTCATCGCAGACATCGCAGCCATATGCGCTGGAGTTTTATTCGATTCAGGATCAGTATAGCTGATATCAAAACCTTTGACTAGTTCTTTTCTTCTCTTAGGATCAGCAAGGATAGCCTCTTTAGTCTTTGTATTTTGATCAATCATCTCCTGAGCCTTTGTCGCCATAGCTTTGTACTGAGCTTGAGCAGGATCGTCTGGTTTAGAATTCTGCATCAAAGACTGAGCAGACTCTAATTGCTGTTTGGCTTCGTCAATCATTTGTTGAGATTGTATAAGCTTAAGTGCAGAGTCTTTGATCTCGTTCTGCTTAATCTGCGCTTCCTTCGTGACGACAGCGCCGATAGCATTGGTAGCGCCTGTGATAGCATTACCGATGCCTTGAAGCTTTGCGGCCTTTCTGCCAACAACTTGACGCTGATCCATCGGCCTGTCTTGATGAGGACCAATAGGCTGCTGTAACGACGAAGGCACCTGCATAGCATGTCCACCTTGCACAGGCGTTGTCGCTGATTGAGTCAAGCCCTGTGGAAATGGCAAGGAGATATTCTGAATCAGACTTGCAATATCAAGTCCGCCGTTAGCTTGTGCCGAGGGTGTTGCTGGTACACCTTGTACTTCTGCTGCGCTTGGAAAAGGCATTTTTAACTCCTATGCATAAGTTGAAAGACCGGGAAGATCGTTCGCGCCAGTAGAACCAAGTGAAGAAGGCACAGGACTGGCGCCGCCGAAAGAACCCATCTTTGATGCTACACCCATGCCTCCTGTGACCTCATCAAGCCCCATAACATCTCCTGCTACAGAACCAACGTCACCAAGAACCTGTCCGATCATATTAAGCGGGCTAGAGTCTGACACCTGCTTCGCTGCTGTAGGAGCAATGCCCATAAGCATTTGCTCAGTCATTTGCTCTTGGTTTTGTATCAGCGAATTACTTTCTCCTGCAATCATACCTGTTTCCTGGGCCTGAAGGTTTGCATTACCGATTGCTGCAACAGAGGAATTAGATCCTACCCCTCCAGCACCAAGAGACATATCAAGGTTAGACTGAGCCTTAGCTTCTTGAGGCTGAAGGCTCTGGATATAGTTCTGCAACACAACAGAGTTTGTGCCACTCATAGAGTCGAGAAAAGAATTTAACGATCCTCCTACGCCAGCGCCGTAAATATCACCAAGCTGATTCCCTAGCGCCCCACCCCCATTAACAGAAGGAACAACAGAAGTCGGCATTGCTCCTGTGGATGCTGTCGCAGGAATCAATGGATTCGATGTAGTTGCTTGCGCTGTTCCTGTGCCTGCTATTGGATTAGGAGTAGCGATAGCAGGAAGCTTAGCCTGTGTTCCAGCGCCAGGAGTGGTTTGGTTGTTTCCTGCTGGATTCGAGTACGGCACCATGTTATTTGTCGCCATGCTAATTCCCCATTCTCAGGCGAAACCTGCGAGTTGTGGTAGATTGATCTCGGTTACGTTGTGAGGTACGCTGGAAGATAAGTCCCGGCGCTCCTTCGATACCGCTGCTGGTTTGAAACTTTTGATCGCCGTATAACGATGTGTGAAGTTCGTTCTTTTTATTTGCTAGATTCACCTGCGGCGCAATTCTGATAGCTGCGGCATATTCTACAATCTCCATCCACTCATCAGCCATCATGATCTGCTGCGCCGAGAATGCTGCTGTGCTTGGAGCATCGTCAATAACAACCTGCGTCAGTGGATGCTGAGTCTGATAACGCATAAACACAGGATACGCACTGTCTGGCATTGATGCAATATAAATCTGGTTATTATTCCGTGTCCAGTACATCGGTAAACCAGGAATGTTAAGCAAGACCTCGATTGAGTCTACGCTACGATACTTCAAATCGTAGCCTGCGTTTGTTACAAGATTTCCTGGCCCTGGAGCGGCGTAACCGCTGTTGTAGACGAAGAAAGAATTAACTTTACTAAGATCCAACGGCGCTTCAAGAGCTTGCAAGAAGAAACTCGGTGTGTAGTTATTCTGATACGCTACTAGATTAGTAATCGGTCCCGTATCCTCAAGCAACGGGTGTTTGTAATCTGTGGTCAACTCAAGCACTGCTTTCCTGATAGCCTCCATCATAATGACAGGCGCCACGGTACGATTCATCAAAAGTCCACTGATTCCTGTCGTACAATCCTGAGCAACAAAACTCATAGTAGACTCCTTAGAATACGTACACTGTAGCGTTTACTGTGTTATCAGATGGTGTGATTGTGATCAAATTCTCGTCCGGCGCTGACGGTTGCCAGATGCGTAAATCTTTGTCTGAACTCACGACGTGTGCTCCGATTGGTTGACGAAGAAGCTTGTGGTTAATCACTAATGATCCTGACGCCGGCCATGTATAATCATTATCTGTCGTTCCTGTGGCGCCAATGCGAATAAGATTCCCTGAACCGTTTCCTTTGTCAAACTTATTGTATTGTCCTGTCGCATCCTTACTATTCGGAGTTCCCATGTCAATATTACCTGTGAGAACTTGCTGGGCTGACTGAACCCACTGTCTGTGTGAGTTATCAAGCTTATGTGCGAAAGTGTTTGGATCATAAGGAAGCATTATACTGGCCTCTGTGCTGGATCAAATGAACCGAACCATGCTACTTTAATAACTCGAAGTTGTGCAGTCCCGTTATCAGGAAGTCCTGAGACAACAATCTGAAGTTGTGGAGCATGCACGGTAAAAGCTCCAGAAGAATTTACGGTTGTTGGAAAAATCTGAAGTTCGATAGGATTACTGTTCAATGTGTTAAACTGGGTTGCTGAAAGAGTCACTACAGCAAATACTACACCACTGAAACTAAAGGTTACTTGCACATCCTCAGAAAAGTCTCCTACCAGCGAAACATACAACGCGTCGATTGTTATATCTCTCCCAAAAGCAAGTTCCTCTTGTGCAAACGTCACACTACTTGCTTGAGAGATAGCGTTTATATTCGTCAAACCTTCTTGCAAAGCAAAAAACTGTGGCGGAGCAGTAGTTGAACTAAGAAACGAACTGGCTTCAAGTTGTATACCTACGACAGAAAGACTTTGATTATATTTATTAGCCCCTGCTGAAGTATTACTAGAAGCAAAAACTCCAAGAAACTCTGTCGCAAGAACAGGTCGTACAAGAGTATTTGGAATGATTACTGGATAGGTAAACGTAACCCAGGAAGCGTTACTTGTGTTATAAGCAAAGATATTTACATTGGTTACTCTTTGGAGACCTATACCTTGTGAAGGTACGACAGCCGGAGCCAGAAAATTCACAAGAACAAAAGTATCACCACCTATGTAGACTGAACAAGTGTTCGCGCTGAGTAACTTAAAAGAGTTACCTGAAGCAATTGCTTGAAAAAGCAAGGCTTTTATCTTCGCACCGATTGAAGATATAGAAGAGGAGATTTGGTAAACATCCGAGTTACCAACGTAAGCTCCAGTCTGGTCATATTGACACACAAGACTTGAAATCTGCGCTCCTTCTCCTTCATCGCCGAGACCGATGTGAGCAATAGCAAAAGGAAGAGTAGCATTACCAGTCGGAGTTGCATAGCTAATTCCTTCTGAGCGGATGATAAACGCCGTGCCACTTGTGACAATGAGCCCAGAAAGATAATCAGCTATATCAGCAAGTTGCTCAAAGCCAGCACCAGTAATGTTACCTGTGAGATCCAGTGGATTCCAGTTATCAAGCTTTCCTGCTGTAGTCCAAGCAAAGATCATATCTGTCGATTGAATTACGGTTCCCGGCGCAGGAATAAGACCAAGTCCAATCAGAGAACCGGTGAACTTTCTAAGTACACGCACACCTTGATATGTAGTGGAAACTACGAAAGCACCAGGACCGCCATATTTGATAATCGCAGGTCCAATATTACCTATGTAGAGTGTTCCACCAACAGCTGTGATCGAAGCTTGTGTTGGAAGCAGAGTAGAAAGTACAGTACCACTTCCAGCTCCATCTGAACCACCTGTGAGATTTCCAAAAAGTGGCTCATGAAAAGGAAAGAAATAATAAAACAAATCCGGCCCAGTAATCGTTGAGCGATCTTGAACAGTGATGCTATTTCCTATGGCACCAGGAATAATCGCTGTAAGCACTAAAGCACTGTGACCGCTGTCAACTTCTGCTGTCACATTTGCATCAGGAGGATAAGTTCCAGTACCTTTTATATCTGAAGCCATCGTATTTAAAATAAACGCTGGTCCTGTAGTAAGCGTTGGTACTGGTGCAGCAGATAAAGCCATAAACGATAAAGGACGACAAAGATAACCTGTGTTCGCATCTCCGGCAGATATAAGTTCAAAAGAAACAACAGAACCACCAGGCCCAACCTCAGTGATTAAAACTTGCGCATTTGCTCCTGTATAACCTGAAACTTGCCCAATCAATTCATATAGCTCTCCAACATTAAAACCAGCTCCTCCCCCACCAAAACAAGAGATCAAAGGCCCGATACTTAATGTATCGTCTGTAAAATTATGTCTCACCCCGCCTGCCGCAACCTCTATAACTTGACAAAGTGTAACCCCAGCAAGAGTGGGTGTTGTTGGAGTAATACCGTTACTCTCAACAGTGTATGTAGCAGTACCGCTCGGCCCATTAATATTAAGTATCACATCGCTATTCTGTGTATATACAAGAGCCGCAGCTCCTACTGCATAGTTCCAACCAGCTACACCAACACTAACCGGAAGATAGGAAACGTTCACGTAGTTAGCGGTAAAAGAATCTGGTACAAGAGTGAAACCTATGATATTGCCACCGCCTCCAACAGCAGTAACAATGATTTGAGCGGTTACATTCGTTCCTTGTTGAATCCAATAAGTCGAACCGACTGAGTAGTTAATACCTCCTGTTACAGTTAAAGCCGTAATAATTCCAGGAAGACTAAAAGCAGTATTCGAGGGACTTCCAGAAGTTGCACCTGTGAGAGTTGTTACTCCAGTTATAGTAACCGTCGCCCCAGTTCCCGGCGTTGCAGAACTGGTAGTCTGAAGCTGCAACGAGATTGATGCCGCCGTGTCTGGTGTTAAACTATTAAACAATGTATAATTTAGCGTATCATTATAAAACGTCGCCGGATTTCCAGGAATCCAAGAAGTCATGTAGAACGTATATGCTACTCCAGTAGGAGAACCTGCTACTGCGACAGCAGTATAACCAAGAGCGTAGTTTAATGTACCATACTTAGGACTATAAAAGTTTCCAAATCCAATCAGCGTCACACCAACAATACCGTTCCAGAGAACAGGAATCTGCACTGGAACAAGCGATGCTGCGACTAACTTATTGTCTACTACTATGAAGCCATCGCACTGTGTAAAACACCGTGGATCAATGTAAGCTGGCGGCGCAGACGAATCCACGCCGCCAAATGGAGCTTCTATTCCACCATAGGTAACCTCAAGTCCGATGTTACCGTTTGAGAGTTCCTCTGTTTTGATATGCCCCACTAGAAGCCTCGCTTACTTAGTACCGAGATACAAGTCAACTTCACCAGTAAATGTGCCGCCGAAGGTTACAGGTCCAGAGAGCCAACCAAGTTCTCCGAACGTTATCTGTTGTGTACTAGCAGTCCATGTCCAAGTGTAAAGTCTGCCAGCTTCGTCTGTGATTGTAAAGGTGTTCGTGGACGTACCACCTGTCCACGAGCCACCTTTGACTTTGACGTTTAACGTACCGAAAGGAGTTGATCCAGCTTGTGTTACCTTCCAGATACGGCCTGTGAAATCATTTGCCACAAGCTACCTCCTTTCTTAGTTAAGGTTATAGGAGCAATTCAACATCACTCCATAAAAATTGATCGTACCGCCAGAGCCGGCGGTGAGATTGATATTAACAAGAACTGCTGTGTCTCCTGCTTGTGCTGGTACAATCATTGCAGGCGAGGTTACAGGAATGTTTGTAACCTGAGGCTGTGCGCCAATAGCAGTAGGCAGACCGTTTGCACCAAGCGCGATTATATTAGTCACAACCGGTGCTACAAGATTCTGAAACTGTGTCTTTGTAAGTGCAGCTGTAGCTGCGCCTGCTGTTACAGCCAGCACTTGATAGACTACATCTATCGAGTTGACTTGCCAACCTTTAGCAAGCGGTCCACGCTGAACATTACCAAGAGTTGCAAGCTGTGCTGCTGTGAGAGGCGGAAAACCAGCAGAAAGTCCTAGAGGCCCACCAGTATTTGCTACAGTAGAAGGACCAGGAACAGAAGCAGCAGTTCCAAACTGTTCTTGATCAATCGCTGATGATGCGTAAACACCAGAGCGCAAAGTTGTTGCTTCTGGAGATTTGAAAAACTTAGCTGCCGCAGTAGAAGGAACTGTTACGTAAAGCAATCCTTGTGCGGGAGCCGCAGGTCTGGTTGCCACAGCAGCAAAGTCCACAAACTCGTCTGCGCCAATCCAAAGATGTGCGTCAGACTGTGGAGTTCCTTGTTCCCATTTACCCTCAGTAAAACTCATTTTGTCACTCCTCGCGGCACGCCGCTAGATTAGAAAATCTTCTACTTCTTCTGCAAAATCTGGATGACGAAGCTTATCTACAGGAACGAGTTCTTCTTTGCCGTCGGTCAAGACTTGTGCTATCCTAACATCCCGTTCACCGATAAGTCCCAGTTTACCATTAGAGTCCTGACATTCAGGACCAAGCAGCAAGCCTCGTTCCCATTTCATAACTGCTATCTTCGTTTTCTTGTCACACCGATCGCAGTAATGCCACGGTCCTGTCCAGAAGGTATGTCGAAGTCCGGTTTGTGCAAAGAAGCTCATTTAGAATCCTTTTAGCAGATCGGGGCCGGGAGCAGGCTCGACCCCTTTCCACTATTCGTAATGATGCTCTATTACGAAACTGTTTACGGTCCCTGAGTCCCCCAGACTCCCTGCCACCGTGGGCACCAAGCAGCAACTCTCATACGAGTCTTCTGCTTGATAGCGTCGGTATCAAAATCATCATCAAAGTCTGTAGTAGGCTTTTCACGATTAATGACTTCCAGAGCATGATCCGCCTTATCTGCGACAAGATACCATGCGCTAGGAGAGTTAAGCCACGGAACCTCGATGTTCTTGTAATCCTCAGGCAACAGAGAGTTGATGGTGTTATCTGCTGTATAAGGCTTACCAGAAGAACCGAGGATCTCACGAACTAGGAAGCGTAATTCAGGAGGCGTGATCAAGTTAACCCAACGCAGTCTGATCGGGAAACCCATGTTGTCAATCATACGCGCTGCGTGATTAGTGGCAAGTTGCAGACCAGCAACCGAGAAATCTACGTCCACCGAGGGACGGTTAGGATATGTACCCGGCGCTGAGATAACACCCGCTGCTCCAGGAGCGATCTGCGTAGCCTGTGCTCCGCCGAGAAGAGCGTGAGTATTGTAGAACAAAGGATTACCGTCAAAAGTCGTAACCGCTGACGTGAAGCCTTGATTAAACACATTCCACGCGATCATCTCTTTGGTGAACGCTGCGCTACGAGCAAGCAACGTCGGTCCTTTCTTGCCGACAAGACCGTATCTGTCATCATCGTACAATTCCTTGGAAGTTCTAATACCCAAGGAATACGTGAGTGGCTCGACTCTCTTGGAAGCGCCCTGCTTCATTTCTGTATAAGCGGTCGAACTATTTTCAGGTTTTTCTTGAAGAACCGAAATCCCGGCCATTTCAAGCTCTTGCTCGTACTCAAATTCCGAATCTACCTCGTGAAAGACTTTCGGATAATCTGAAGCTTTGAGCTGGTTATCGAGGCTGTCAAAGTAGATTTTCCTCAGCCCCGGCTGCATTAGTTGTGAAAACTTCGCTCGTACTTGAGGCATGTTAAATCTCCTTTGAGTTAGTTAATCTGGATCGCGGTTGTAAGGAACTGAAAGTAAACAGGATAGTTAAGACCCGAGCCAAGAGGAAGAGCCACGATCTGTACAACCGCAGAGCCACCTGTTTTGGACTTGTCTACATACCAAGTTCCATCACCTGTGCTCTTGGTCAAGCCATAGCTTTTACCAATGTCAGACTGTACTGGAGTCCAATCAGCAGCGAGAGCGCCGGTAAGATTGTCAAACAACGCCGAGAAGATGCTGTCTTGATTCGGCGTCATGTAGAGAGTACGCCCATCGGATACAGGAGTACCGATAGCAATATTGACACCGCTCGGTTGTCCAGGAACGTTGCCATAAGTTGCAATGGCGATATTGCCTGTAATTCCACCAAACGGAGGCACAGGCGCTCCAGCACCGGCGCTACCGAGATTAAGTCCAAAGGATTCTGAGATACCCAGAATCCCAGCTGCTACAGTCGCGCCATCCCAAGCTTGTACAAAACCTGAGGCGTTCAACTGTACCGGAGTTCCAGATAGAAAAGTCTGCCCCGCCGCTTCGTTATTGGAGACAGTAAATGGCGTGGTTCCCGCCTTCTCCAACACTTGAATAATCGGCAGATGAGTAGTGAGGTTTGCCGCCATAGTACTCTCCTCTGTTTTCTGCTTTGGGGCATCCTGCTATGCCGCGTTAAGGTTTAGTTACATAATCGGATCGTAATAATCCAATCCACCACCGAGAGTGGGAGTTTCTCCAAGCTCAAACGTGCCTTTTACACGAGCTGAAGGAGGACGCCTGTTATTACCAAGTTGACGCTGAGAAAGCTCTAAGCCTCTACGACGTTTGCCATAGAGAATACGCTTGTGAACTCTCATGCACACTACGTCAACGTACATGTAGTGGCCCTCGGAGTTAAACGGTAGAGGAATCTTGAAATCAGGATGAATGTGCTCTGGCTTTAGATACTCGTAACCTTCAGCCAAAAGTTGACCAATACGACGATTATCTGTTGAAGCCCACACACATTCAAACTCAGGATCTTTCAACTTCATGTTCATGTAATCAGGAAGATCATGGTCGATTACAGGAATGTACATTTGCATGTTGTAAGAGTCGGCTTCGGTGATTTTAGACCAGTCCGGCTCTTGTGGTTGCGCCGCAGCTACAGCGGCAGCACGATTTTTCTTGAGAATTCCTTCAATCACTTTCTCAAGTTCGGAAGCGTTTTTCGTAGGCTCAAGCATCGCAGCAGCAAGTTCTTTTGCTTGCGCAGGTTCCGTTATAGCAGGAGTTTTATGGTTAATTTCAGACATTAAGCGTACCCAATCCCTTCTTCGTCCAGTATCTTAGCGTAATCAGCAGGTTTCATTCCAAGAAGACGAGCTGTTTTGAGAACTAATGGATCATTCTCAAGGCCACGGAGAGTAGAGGCTTTGTCGTCAGCAGCACCGCTTGAGCCAGCAGAACCATTAGAGGTTCCGTTTGTGCTTGTAGATCCAGCGAAGCGACTCTTGATCTTGCCTTCTACAATCTCATCATTGTGACGACCAAGAACTGTAAGATAACAGTTCTTGATAACAGAGGGATCATTCCGAGCCTGAAGCGTTTGACCGGCGATAAGAGTGTCGATTTCTTTTTTGATGTCGCCGTGGTAGTACTTGAATTCTTTCTCATCTTCAAACACTTCACGACGAATATTAGCAGCATTCAGTGTCAAGATAGCCGAAGTATGTCCCTGAGTAGCCTTGGCTATAGCAGCTTTTGGATCAGTCAGAAACAATTCCTCAATCTCAGCATCAGTTTCTTCTTGCGTCCTAGAGTTCTTGAGCCTCAACGCTGTTGCTGCTTCGGCGTCTTCCTTGTCTTTATGCGCCTTAGACTGCGTTTCCATGATACTCTTAAGTCCATTAAGAGTCTCCATCAGCTTCGGCATCTGCGCCGCTGCATCAGCACCAGCTTTGATCTGATTCTGAAGCTCGTCAGGAAGAGTGAACTCCTCTGTTCCATCTTCCTTTGGTTTTTTCTGCCATGAAAATAGTGCCATTAGAGTTCGCCCCTTTCTTGTGAAGCTTGATACTGTTCCAGCTTACTTGCTACTCGTTCATTTCGATCTTCGATTTCTTTTAACACTTGTGGAAGTTGAAGAACCGAGTTAAAAGACTTGAGTTGCGTTACTTGAATCCTTGTTTTAGCTGCAATAACCTCATCAGAGTCTAACAGATTTAAAGCGCACATAGCTTCATACGCTTCTTGTCTCACTCTACTTAGGTAAGCCAGTACCGGCTGGAACTCCTCCCGCTCCCACAACTCCTGAAGGGACTTGCGATACGGGAGAAGATCCCCTACTTTGCTGATTTCCATTACCTGCTCCTGCTCCAGGCTGTGCCTGAGCCATTTTCATGGCAGCTTCGACAATCTGTTCCACGGAAGGAAGCTGTGTTTCAGTATTGTCTGAGTTAAAAGAACGCAGCAAAGCTTGCATAGTAGCCCTTGTTGCAAGAAGAGATTCGCAGTAGTACATTTTAAGGTCGGGTGGAATGTTCGGAGTAGTGATTGCTTGGATCATTTGAGACTGTGAAGCGTAGTAGCGATCCAGGCGATCAGAGAGCAAGATGCCGTTCTGACGCTCAAGTTCTTTGTTCATAGAGGCGCTAGATGGACGAAGCCGTAGTCCAAGAGTGCCGTCTTTATAGAGTTCCAACGCTTTCTTAAGCTTATCAGCGGAGTTGTTATACTTCTTAAGCTTTTCTCCAATTCCAAAGTGTGAATACATCGTCAAAAACTTACCGCCAAGCTTAACATGTGATGAGCGTATATCACCAGTTCGGAGACTGTTTCTGTTGTTTTGTTGCATCATCACCATGCTAGTACCAGCGGCGCTGTAGATACCGCGCTTCTGGTTTACAATGCCGCCGCCAGTACCACCCATCGCAGGATCTACGCCAGTACGTTCTTTAGCGATAGCCATGTGAAATTGATCAGGACCATCATTGTAGCCGACGTCTACTCCAGTCTTAATCCACTCTACCTCATCCTTACGTCCAGGAATAGCGACACCAGGAAAAATATCAAGTATCGAAGAGAGCTTCGACTCGGGATCCACACGCCATGCTCCGAGCATAGCATAGTTACGATTGTCTGTGCGCCAGTTGTTGTTCTGCGAAAGCTCTTTCTGTACCATATGAATCATCTCAGCAAACCCAGTGCCAAGATAAGACTCGTCATCGTAGGCAAGCTTCGAGTCCTGGTACGGAAGCATATTCTTGGGATAGTTATTAAACACTATCCATAAAATCTTCTCAGTCGCCTTGTGGTACTTCGCCTGAAACGCATACGTCAAGCCGTTCAGAATAAATGTAAAGTGGACATTATACACATACCAGCGAGCAGCGCCAGTATCGACTCCACTAGAATCAATAGAAAATTGCGCATTTATCTCACGTTCCATTTCTGTTTCTTGCACGGCGTCAGGACGATTGAGCAAGTCGTCTATGTCAGATTGTTTGTAATAAGGACTCTTGGATTTAAGATCCTTAACAGCCCAATAATCAAGAGATTCAATATGACCCATGAATTTCATGTTTTCGAGCTTCGGAACTGAAGGATCAAAGATGAATCTGTTCAGCGGCATCAGTTCAGGATGAGGGCCATCACGTTTTGTGAAGATATGGTCTGTAGATGTAACCGGCTCTTCTCCTAGTCCACCGCTGCCATAGAGACGCTCAACCTGTTCCTCATACTCGTATGGAGAGTAGATAACTCCTGTGCCATATTTAATAGCGCTATGCCACGAACTCTGCTCGACCCTGTATAAATCAAGCTCGTCAGGATCATAAGCCATGTCCATGAGGAAGTTTTGAATTATGCTCTTGAGTTCCTCTGTATCCTTCGTCGGCAAATCCCCAGACATTACCGCAGACCACAACGGATCGTACATATAAATGCCGCCCATAACACGAGCGAGCAACTCATCACAGGCAGTGCCGATAACAGGAATTACCAGATTCGCAGCGCCAGGCCAAGGAAAGTCCTTCGTCTCATTCTTAGGCTTAGCCTTGTATAACCGCACATACTCAGGCAGCTTCTCAGTCCTGAAAGTCTGCAAGCGTCTATCAAGATGAGCGCATTTATCCTTGATAAACATACACAGGTCAGCGTAGTTATCCTTGCCAAAAAGCTTCTCGGTAACTAACGTAGGCGGTTGATAGGGCATTAGCTTCCTTTTACACCTTTGTATTCCTTGGCTACTGATGCTTGACGAGATGCTCTATGCGTCTCAGGAGTGGTATCAAGATTCTTGTGCAGATAAGTACTTTCTCTTACTACTCTTGATCTTTCTGGAGTGCTGGGATCAGTCGTCATAATCCCGTACATTTCACGACTACTTATATCCTTAGCGATTCCAGTCTTGTTGCCTTTGTTCTGTTTGACAAGCCTGTTAGACGTTACTTCGTCTTGCGCAGTCTCTCTCATGCCCTGTTGCTGAGAGGCTATACGTTTCTTTCCTTCGGCCTTCACATCAATACTATCGTCTGACATCTCCATCCTCCTTTTACTTCACTTCCTCGGTCTGCGCGGGTACAGAAGTTGTAGTAATTTCACCTGTTGTGATCGACTTCATAGCAGGAAGCTTCGGTGTTGGAAACTGCGCTGCGTAGCTTTTGAAATCAGCTACAAGCAAGTTCATAAACTTGTAAAAAAATGTATACCACGGATTACCGTTTGGTGCAGGTAAAGCCTGCACCAAAGCCGAAGCGATCTGATTAGCGACATAAAAGATAAGAAGCCACTGCTCAACTTGAGTCGTGTTCATGTTAAACCTCTTACACTGTTACTTGCTCGTCGATTCTTCTAGTCCCAACGTTTGAACCAGTACGTACTGCTGCGTTATAACCATTCTTCCACTCTTCAAGACGCCCAAGTTGTACTTCATGTGCTGTAAGTCTCGTATCAAAATGTGCGTGATCTGAGGCATTTGTCTTCAATCCTTCTACAGCAGTTGCAACTTTCTCAGACAATGTTCCCCACATCACACCACCGACTCCCACTACACCAACAAGAGTGATGACAGAGACAATCGCTGATATAGCAGCCCAGTTAATCTCCACTTTTTCTCCTATGCTGCTGATGCAGCCATACGACGTACGAACTTAGCACGTTGCTTGGACATGAAGTCTTCGATATGTTCTTGAGAGCGTGTGTCAAATTTCCACACTTGAGGACCGTAGCTTATAACATCAAGCAAGTCGATTAAACCTTTTCGCTGACCATAGTTTTCAGCTTCTTCTTTGAACTCGGTGCAGTTGTTAGCATCCAGCCAGAGTTCGTGCGCCTCGACCGTAGGGATAAAGTTCTCGATTCTCTCAGCCTTGGCGCCAGCATTCTGTGGAGTCTTGAGAGGAAGAAAAACAATCGCTGCTATCTCAGGTCGTGAACCTTTATGGTCTGCGACAAACTCGTTGAGATGATAGAGCAAGTACTTCTGCGCTGCTACAGCCTCGACGTAGACCTTTGTAAGCTTCCATTTCACAGCAAAGAAAAAGACAGCTTTGACAAACTCCTTGATGTCTACAGCCTTAGCCCACTGATCGAGCAGATAGATTCTACGAGGATCACGACTCACACCAGTCACCGCGATAGCATGACGGCATCGTCCTTCTTTACCTGCCTCTTGTCCAAGGTGTGAGCCACCATGATTAGGATCGACAACCATGTAACGATCGAGGTTACGTGGGAATATATCTTTTTCTACATCTCCATCAGCTACGTGATGACGGATAGTTATTCTGTACTGCTGAGGCTGCGAAAGCTCAAAGAGACGTGACGCTGAGGATTCTTTGGGAATCGAAAGAGCGCCAGTAACTTTCTCGAAATTGAAATATCTAAAGTCCGCCATATTAAACCTGGCTTTAGTCGGATCAATAGGATAGTTGAGAAATTGACAAGAAAAATGATAGCTACCAAGACGGCGCTTCCAGCGTAGAAGCTTCTCACGTGTGAAAGCCTCAGGAAATATAGGCTCGCCGAAAGGATGAAGAGCACAGCATCCACCAAGAGCAGAGTGTGTTGTCCAAGAGAAATAAGGTTCTTCCTTGCGGATGTGGCTATTAAGATCATCGTGACTCCATCTGTTTCCTACTACGATTTCATCAAAGTCTCGTCCGGGATTATCGGGATCACTATCTGTGGCGCCGACAAGAATCTGGTGGTAGTCGATTGTGTCTGCCATGACGACTGAGGATTTTCTTGCTTCTCTTCCGACAAGATCATCCTGGACCACAACGTTATAGTGTCTGGACTGCAAAGCCGCTCCAACACCGATAAAATCAAACGTTCCTTCGCCCTGTCCACGCCCGGCTGGAGTTCTACGTTGATGCAAACTCTCATTCGTCCATGTCTCTTTCTCGGTAGGCATTATCTCTGGAAAGAGATGCCTAAAGAAGGTGTTGTTCTCGTAGTGATTTGAGATACGAATACCTAGTTTGATAGCGTTCTTAATTGTCTCAGAGACCAAGAGGATACGAATGTCTTGAGAATGCGTTCGTCGCATCCATTCAATATACAAGTCTGAATATCCGATACTGGTGAAGAAATCTTCTTCCCGTTTACCGAATGGTAAAGCACGCCAGATTGGAAAACACTCGCTGTAGACAGTAGATTTAAAGTGATCTCTAGGTATTTCAATTCCTTCTTTAAGGCCATCTTTCATCACCGTGAGACACATTTGATAGTGGAGGTTCTTGGATTTGTCAGGGTTTTTAGAGAAGCGGTTCTTACCCATGACCACGGTGGCGAAGTAGTATAGATCCATCAGAGCATTAGCGCGAAAGATTTGCTTTTTCTCGTCTGAGGTCTTGGCTATGTCTGTGGGTATCAGATTATAACCTAAGATCGTAGATCTAGGTACGAAAGTATCTCCAGTCTCTCCTATCTCTAGGGAGCGGAGAATCTCTCGTACCTTCTGATCTACTTCACGCTGACTCAACGTTAGCTACTTTCTAGGTTAGACAGTTTGTGCGAACGAGCCGCCGGTGACGTTAGAGGCAGGCACGATACCAGTCTCCGTGACAGTGCCAACGACAGTGGCGACAGAGCCATCGACGTTAACATAAGTCCAAGTGACTGTGATAGCTTCACTGCCGCCAGTCGGCGTCGCTGTAATAGGAATCACGGCGGTCATGTTAAGACCAGTCAGATCTGTAGGATCAAGCGTGATCGGGAAGTTAACCGGATCGCTAGAGACGACCGAGGCAGCAGAAGCGAGCGTGGTAAACGCAGCGCCGCTGAAGGTGGGAGTGATTGCAAACTGAGGACTGTTGCCGGGTGTGATGGGAAGCATTGGATCTCCTGATTGTTGGAATCTACCGCCAACTACGGTGCTAGGAGGGAAAGGACTGATAAACTTGAGAATTTCATGCGCAAGCATACGAAGCTCATGCAACTGCTCAATAACGAACTTCTCAAACTCTTTTTCGTAACGAGTTTTCTCGTTACGAATTTCAATAAAAGGCATAGAATCCTTTACTTCGTTGCTACAACAGTTACCGTAGTCGCGGCGGTAGCAGCAGGAACTGTCGGTGCTGGACCAAGCTGTGCTTCGATAACCTGAAGCATCTGTGCTACAGAGTTAATGAGCTTCCCTGCGGTGGCTTGAGAGTTAGGATTCTTCACAAAAATCGACGCCGCCATAGAACCCATTAGCAGCGTATCTTCGAGGATCTCATCGAGATTTTTAAAGCTAAATGCCATTTTCTTCTGCTCCTTTTGTTACGGTTATGGTATGTCTGTTGTCATAATCTCTGCCCAGTACATCCACTCGAAGCAGAGATTACAGGGATTGAGTTTCATCGCCGTCGCTCCCACATGATAGCGTCTTGAAAATCGCCATAGAAATCAGGTACGTATTGCACGACTTTGAAACCGAGAGACTGATGAAAGTTGATCGAGGCGACGTTGTCTACATGACAGTGAGAGTTAATTATGCCAATAGAAATCTCGCTCTCTGTAGCAATCTTAAAGAGTCTAGTCCCAAGCCTCATCTTGCGATACTGTTCGTTTACTGCCACAGAATAAAAGTACCACATTCCTGTGTTAACAGAGGAAGACTTTAGTACAAGCACAGCGGCGAGATCGTTCTGTTCATCTCGTGCTGTGTAGATAGCGACGTAGCCATTTGAAAGCATCTGTCGCCACTCTTCTTCATCCATCTTATGATGCTCATCAAAATTAACATCATCAAAATGAGCAAGCAAGACGTCTGTCAAGACTTCTTTTTGAATCTTCATCATTGCACACTCTCTGTCGTCGGCGGCATAGCCTCAAGCAACGCCGCGCCGGTGTCAGCGTCTTCTAACACAGCCCGCTCCAACGCTTCAAGCGCCTGTTGCTGATCCACGGCGCTGAGAGTATGACTATTCGAGAACTCTCTGTTTGCTTCTATGGCAGCCGCCGTGTGCTCTCCTAAGAACGCTGTTACAGCATCTCGCGGATTCATGGGTCCGGCGGCGCGCGGCGCTGGAGCAACGCCACGAATAGCAGAAATAATACTCCGTGACGCTTCGTCAGCTCTCTCAAAATCAAACGCATCCACAGGTTTGATCTCTGTTCTAGAAACTTTGGCGAACGTTCCCTCGCGGTCCAGCAAGTCTTGAACGATAGCAGCTTTGTGCTTACGCTCGGCAAGTGTAGTTGCTTTCGCTCGGATTTCATTCGCCAAACTCTGCCATGCTTCAGGTAGAAGCATAGTCAACATCTCTTTACGCTGCTCACGAATAATATCGGACTTTGAAGCATGATCTACGATGATACCGTGAGTGATAGCAAGACGTACAATTTGGTAGTCGGGTTTTTGTTTTAGATGTTGAAGACGGTGTTTGCTGATGCATAGCATCGCAGCTTGAGCTGCTTCAGGAATGCCTGCGTTTTCCATCTGCGCCATTAAAGTGTAACGTTGTTGCTCTTTAAAGGTCTTTCCCGGCGCAGGACGAGGACTAAGACGACCGCTCGCAGAAAGCCAGCCCCCAGGCTTTCCCATGCTACCGCCGAAGTGTAGAGGATTAGATGACACTAGTGGCCTGCTATTCCTTTGTATTCTTTTGCTGTCTTAGCTTGGCGTGCCGCTTTATGAGATTCGATTGTGGCAGCTTCCTGTGCTCTCTTCTCCGCCGGCGTATCCCAGTGAATCGGTGTACCTGATGCTGGCTTTGGAGGACTAACGAGATTATGCAGCGTCTCCCCTACCTTTGCCACAGCGTTCACAGGTTTACGAATTAGATCCTTCCCTGCGTTGATGAGATCAGAAGCAGTATCTGCCATTACAGATCATCTCCTTGTGGACCGACGCGAGCGGCGGTAATAGAGGGATATGTCTTGAAATAATCACGCAGAATACGGCGCAGCGGCGAGGTATCAGCGTGACGCTGCTGATCTAGTGCTGGCGCTGTCTCTGCGACATCTTTTGTGCTAGGTCGCGCGCTCGTATGGCTGTCCATACCTTAAGGCTACCACACTACCGGCGGCGTGTCAAGGGCTTTGATGCTATTTTCAACGCAAAAATTACTCCTGCCGCTGGCTGTATACACGTTGGCCTGTGGCCTTATAATATACACATTCTTATGCTAGGTAATATCCTATATAATAATACAAGCTTCAGATTTTTTGAAAAAATTAGTAGGGATGCCCCCCTCGAATTCTGTGAGCGTTTGAGATTTTTTAGGCGGAGGGCGCATAATACATGTTTGATGTAACATGCAGCAGAGATATAAAAGATAGCAGAGATGTAACATGCAGCAGAGATGTAACATGAGAGTGAGTATCACAGAGAGCATAGACTTGTCAATAGTATCAATGGTAATGAGAGAGATGGTTACTAGAGAGTATGAAGATTGTTACTAAGGTTTCGTTTCACAGAGAGTCAACGGGTGTACTATCTAAGAGTGGACAGTTATAGAGTCTACAGCAAGGCGAGCTAAGAGCCGCCGGAATTGCAAAGATTGAACGTTGACAATCTAACCCCGGTGTATAGCGCGTAGTCTACGCCACACTTTGCGGTCATAGCATAAGGATAGCATACCGATACCTGCTACCTTGCGTTACACCGTAGTTAGTGCGACACTGTTTAGTATCCTTTGACAGAGAATACAGCCTAACTGTATGTGTGGCGACACTCGTCTGTAGAGGATACGCACAGCTTAGGCTGTGCTAGGGGGTAATGACAATGAGTAATCTAATCTTTGATCTATTGTTTCCAGTAGATCATGCATCCACTATTCGTGATGTAAACGTGATACACTGCATGATAAACGCATTACATCATGCAGCACAGTCTGATCAGCGGGGAGAGAAAAGCGGTTATTTGTCCACTGTACAACTTGTGAAGAATGGTCGTATTCACATGCAAACCAATGTGATACGTACCTATACTCCATCTACTAAAGATGGAGTAATCATTCCATTCAATTGCAAGATTGATTGAATGGAGCTAGGCTACCCCCTAGCACAGCTTAAGGCTGTACAGGAGAATACAATGAAGAATGAGACAATGACAGAGCAACTGTCAAACGTGACAGTCGCAAGTGTGACGCCAGTAATACTTAGCGTTGCAAGTTTCAACCCTATGGATGTGCTGAGCGAGAGGCAGAAAATCGCCCTCGCTTCACGCTGGGCCGCGCTGAAAGACAGCGAGCGGGATCAGTATACAGAGTATGCGCAAATGGGCGTCACCGATAGCGCTACGCTGTATACGATTCACGCGATCAAGGCAGAAGCTGATTCGAAGATCTTCAGCGAGAGCCGCGCGGTGTATCTAGGGACGTTGGCTCAATGGTATCTGAGCCTTATCAGCGGCGAAAAAGCGATCAAGGATTTCGCTGAGAACGAACTAGGCAAGCTTCGCGATATTACCAGCGGTACGCAACAGAGTACGCTGCTTTCCGCACTCAAAGCGAAGCTTCTGGACAAGCGTACGTTCTTACCAGAAGTACAGGAGAAAGCTTTCCGCGCATTGTGCCGTTTCTACGGCTTTGACGTTAACATGATTAAGTAACCACGCAACCACGGCCAACTTACTGACAGGCTACAGTAGCATGGAAGGATGCTACAGAGTGGCCTGTCAGTGTGCTTGCACACTTTAGGAGAATACTATGGACTCTCTCTCTTTTAAGCCACACCCTTTCTGCTATTGGTGTAGGACTCTGACTTCTCACACTCTCTCTGAGCATGAGCATAGCGTGAGATTGAACACGCCAGATGAGAATCCTCTCTCTCACGAGCCAAAACATCCTACCGATGCGGTGGCGTATGATATAACGAAACCGTTCTCTACTGATAAGGCGTAGCCGAACAGTGATTTAGCGCGCTGGTGACAGTTCAAGGATGCGAAAACTTGGGTAAGGCGTTTGTTTTCAGGAGTTTGGGCTAGGCTCCCTACTACGGGTAGAAAAAAAGTTGCCGTGGTGAGGTGCCTACCCGAAAAAGGCCCGCCGCAGACATATGGTAAACAGTATTCTTATCTCTGTCAACGTCAACAAATGTCATCTAAAAAATAATATTATATATAGTAGTATATATAAAGAACAAAAAGGATTTCTCTCTTTGGGAGTTGGTTCTATGGTTTTACACGGCGGCCTCGCCGGAGGTGAAGCGACCTCACCGGCGGGGTGTTTTTTCTACCCGTAAGGGCAGGGGCAAGCTAAGCCGATGAATCCAAAGGGCTTAGCCAAGGAGTTTGATTCTTGACCTGTCACCAGCCGCCTTGACAAGCCGCGCCAGAGGCACGTATACTTGTAAGAGTGAGGGCAGACACAAATGAGTTTTGGTAAAGCGGTAAAAAGAACACAGATACCTGAGTATACGGAATACTGTGCGGCGATGCTTGTGTATAAGAAAGATTGTAGCGCGCATCAGATGCTTATGCGTAAGCTGAAACATCTTAAAGACTCAACGAACGTGCTTGAGAGAGCGCAGTTTTATGATGAGAGAGCAAAGTTCTCTCAAGCGTGTAAGAATTTTCACAATGCACGAAAGAACTATGAAACTGCTGTAGCTATGGCAGAGATCAAAGCCAAAGGAGTTGATCTCTCTTTGGTAGAGATAGCCAAGATTATGAATATCACGATTCCGTTGTCTATGGCACAGATTATAGAAGCTGAGAAGAAAGAACGTGTCTTAGCGTCTGTGACACAGGAGCAATGGGATATGTTGGAAGAGGCTCAGAAGATCAGGAGAAACAGAGGCAGTCTCAAGGATAGTTTTCTTGCAGACAAGAACTCTGGTCATTCTGTGTTAAAGGAAGATCCTACGTTGAATGATTTTGAGGATCTTCCTGAGCCGGCGCTTGCGCCTGCGATAGCTGAACCTGTGGACGCTGATACCAGCATAGAGTTTGATCCAGAGTTTGATAAGCTATAGCAGCAGCTTGCTGCCGCCGGAAAGAAAGGAGAACAAGCCTATGCGTCAGCATAGAGGTTAAAGCTGACTATACTCAATAGAGGAGAGAAATCCTCTGGCAGACAAGTCACGACTCGGTGCTTGTTCTGCCATAGCAGCAGGAAGAGTTGCGGATTTGTTTAACCTAGCTTTCTTCGGTATTCATATGATACCGGCACTGACTAGCACAAGTCTTAGATACTGGCCCTGCTGCTATGGGAGCGCATCGCATCTAAAGCGTTTCGCACAAGGAGAATTTAGATGATCTTGAAAACAGTCAAGGTAGTAGACAAACGCCAATGTTTCAAAAACAATCCTCAAGGTGAAGAGACTGAGATACAGTATCTTGTCACTTTCAGAAATCTTGGTTGCGAGCATGTAACAGAAGACTTGTTTAATGCTGTGAGCCTTGGACAAGAATTCCAGCTCGAATTAACAGAGGTGAGATAATGAACACACCTCGTTGGTGGATTAATCTCTGTTGGCGTATCGGCGGTTTCTACGCTGATCGTGTGCGTGATCCATATCTCATGCTGGCTCATGCACAGTCACATTTACTGAGCGAGTTTGCATCACAAGCCAGCGTTAAAGAACGCGGCGCGTTAACTCCAGCTCAGTATGAGGCACTCTCTATCATAGAAGAGTGTCGTAGACCGCTACTTGGCAGTGTAAGTGTATGGGTAGCATAACCACAACTCCGCTGCCGCCGAGAAGATAGCAGGTGATAGCTTTATGCCACAAATCAAACGACAACCGACGTGTATATGTGGACATGTACAAGACAAACACTATAAACTCATCGGCGTATGTGATGCACAGGATGTGTTTACAGGAGCATCTTGTGCGTGTCCTCGTTTTCGACAGTCAATACAGTCTCTAAAGGAGCAGGAGAATCAACATGGCAATCAGCAAAACAGCAAAGAAAACAACGCCTAAGCTACAGTATGTGATCGTGCGTACTTACTCCGCTGGCGTATTCGCAGGTTATCTCAAGCACCGTGAAGGCAAAGAGGTAACTCTCACGCAAGCTCGCCGTCTTTGGTATTGGGATGGTGCAGCCTCACTCTCACAACTTGCTATGGAAGGCACTTCAAAACCTCAAAACTGTAAGTTTCCTCCTATCGTTGATAAGCAGATTCTTACAGAAGCAATTGAGATTATCAATTGTTCTATGGCTGCTCAAACTTCTATTGAAGGAGTAAAGGTATGGAGAGCTTAAAAAAGGGCTCTGGCTCTGGCTCTGGCGCTGGCTCTGGCTCTGGCAATGGCTATGGCTATGGCACTGGCACTGGCAATGGCACTGGCAATGGCTTTGGTTATGGCAATGGCTCTGACTATCTCTATGGCACTGGCTATGGCGATGGCTCTGGCTATGGCGATGGCTATGGCGATGGCTATGGCGATGGCTATGGCGATGGCTATGGCGATGGCTAATCTCAACAAGCAGAGGCACTTGCTCTGCTTTAGCCCCTCAAACGTAAGAAGCTACTGATAGATTCTTACACACAGAGATTCACTCTCTAGGGGCTAAAGGAGCGCAAGTCTCCAAGGAGAATAGTATGTATGATCCTATCACAGCGGCCACGCCGCCGCCGGAAACAGAAGTTCTGGACGCTAAGAATACGAGAGTTTTTAATGAAGCTCGTATCAGTATCGAGAATCTACATCGTGACTATACAATGAATCACGGTACGTTGTATCGTCGTGATATTCGCATGAACAAAGCGGAGAAGAAAGCCGCAAAACGTCGTCGGCATACGCTGGCGAGAAAGGCACACGAGGTCACAGCGTAGCATGGCTAGCTATAACAGTCCACTGAATCATCTTCAAGCAAAGAATTTTGCTAGCGCTTTACACGCATTAGCTTCATTCTACGAAACGCATCCAGAGTTTGAAGCGCCTTATATCCCAGTCATGGGCGTGTATTTTCTGGATGCTGAGTCAATCAAAGCTGCCGCGGCGTTGCCGGGAATCGACAAAGATAAGGACTACAGCGACACAGATATGTATCTGAAGCTAAAAATTCCTTATACCGAGATTCTCAACGACGAAGGCACGACAGAAACAGGCTTCGTTCAACTCAACTTTCACACTGCTCGCACAAACGTTTGCACAAAGAAAGTAACAGGAAAGAAACTCGTAGCTGAGCAGGTTATTCCTGGCTATGCTTCGAGAGTTATTCCTGAGCACGAAGAAGATGTAGTAGAATGGGATTGTCACTCTTTGCTTGCGCCTGAGCCTGAAGCTGAGACTCTTGAGCTTCCTCAAGTAGAAGCTGACGCTGAAGTAATCTAACTCTTCATAGCCCACGCCGTAGGCCATAATCTGATTAGCCTATTTTACACCCTACGGCGTGGCGTATATAGCTTGCTTTCTGTAGGATGGTAGCACAGTCAATAACATAGAGGGAAACAATCTTAGTGTAACAGCTAAGTATGTTATTGCTGACCTCGGCTACCATCCTACAGAGCGCACGCTCTACAAGGAGAATGAGATGGGAAACTAACTGCCAGACAGCGATTTTTTGCTTTTTTACCCGACAAGTTGCGAGATGATTTTATCTTCGAGATCGTCAAAGCTCACGATAACGCATATGAAGATCGTGAGATTGTTGAGATTGTATACAACTTCACTACAAAAGTAGTAAAACATTTTGAAAATCTGGTGAATGAAAATGAACAGTAAGCTACAGTTTAGCCCAGCAATCTTCTTCTCGCTCGTTGTAATTGGCCTAGTCGTAGGCTGGTTTTTGGGCTAGAAAGTCGCCTTGACCCGCACATTTCACGGTCTTTAGGCCCATTTCTCACTTGACAACCCGGCGGTGCCGGTGTACCATTAGTAGATGGAGCAACCCAAATGCCAGAACAGCAACAACCAGCAGCTTCTACAGTTCCCACTGTCTTTCCACACGAGCTGACACTCTCTCTCACTCTCAAACTCTCTGTCATTGATGCAGATGATCTCAAATACTACACCAGCATTGGCTTCAAAGCTGACTTGTTTGATATTCTCTGCGAAGCAACGAACATGGATCTTATCTCTATCAACGATAAGACACTTGAGCAAATCCGGCTTGAGCTTTCAAAAGCTGAAGGAATAAGCTAAGAGTCTCAGAGCAGCACTGTTTCTAGAACGGTGCATAAGCCTTAGAGGGTGAAACCTACCCAGTGGTTTGACGTTGGTAGTACAGAGAGGAAACTACCAAAGAATACATTCACTATCACTGTGAGATGCTTTCCAAGAGCGTAAACAGCAGTGGTGTATTCTTTAGGACTCAGACGAAAAGACTCTTCATCCAGATGCTTATCTAGCGATCCGCTTCTGGAGATTCTCCTCTTTTCCTGAGTCCTAAAGAGTACACGCAGCCAAGGCTGCTACTCTAAGTCTCCTATTAGAGGAGAATCTAACAAGGAAGCGCCACGGCGCTAAGGAGCATTACGTAATGGCTACAAACGCAGTCGTACCGGAGCAGACTGGGTCTATTTCAACGCAGAAGCAGACCTATCGTTTCTATGTCAAGACTGACACTGACACAGAAGGCAAGACAACTATTACAAAGAAGTCATCTGTCGCAGAGACGGACAAGAAAGCGCCGGCAACGTTGAAGGATGGCACCAAGAATCCTAGCGCCGGTTTGTCTGATAACTGGGCAAAGCTGGAAGCAGAAGGCTACACGCTTCTGTCAGAGAATGAGTTTATCAAATACAGCGTCAAGACTGTAGAAGCGGCGCGGCTTTTGGTGCCTGATGAGACTCAGTTTGTTTACATCTTCCAAAGCGGCTTGAATTATCTCCAGAACGCGAAAGCCAATGGAATTATGACGGCGCTCAAGGAAGGGACCAGCGAGCCGGAGCCGTTGTATAATCAACTCGTTATTGACCTCGCCAAGGGCGTGGACGAAGAGGGCTCTTATAGTATCAATGAAGCACCCACTCGCCGCACTCTGTCTGACGAAGACAAGCTCCGTAAGCAACTCACTGCTATGGGTGTGCCTGCTGACAAGCAAGAGGCTGTATTGGCTGCTATGCTTGCTGCTATGGTGACATCGGAAGAGGAAACTGTTACGGCGTAACTTTATCTCATGTGCTAGTGTCAGTGAGTAGCTGATCTACAGGAGCAAGGATTTAAACGGGCCTTGCTCCTGTATCTTTAATATAGTTTCTATGGTCCCATAGACAAGCCTTCTCGTGGCGGGACTGAGCGTATACTAATTGTCTACTCGGCTCTCACTAGCGAGCCACTAAGCACAGGGATACGGGAGTCCAAGGCCCGTATCTTAAACGAGGCAATAAACCTGCCTGTGCTAAAGGTCCCATAGACAAGCCTTCTCGTGGCGGGACTGAGCGTATACTAATTGTCTACTCGGCCATTACTATGGCCACAAGTAGAGTGGGGGGTTGAGCTAATAGCACCGTAGATGAAACAAGCTACGTTTCGCCCAAAGCTATCCTCCCACTCTACTGTGACAATCAAATACAGGGGATAACCACCTTCAATGGTTATCTTAAACATCCATTAAGGTGCCCTGTAAAACTCAATCTCCACTAACTTCTTAGCAGCGTCGCTGCGAGAAAGGACGGCGTAGCCGTGTACCTCTACTACGAACACCACCGCGATGAGCATGGAAAAATCTTGCTTTCTGAGATGCGTCTTAGTTCAGATGGCTCGGGTGAGTTATTTATCTCGCATAAAAATCCGCGTGAACAGTTATTAAAAAATCTCTGTGTCCCGATTCTCAAATGGCCACCAATAGCTAAGCGTTCAATGAACGAACGTAATTGGTGTTGGACTTATTTTGACGACTGGGGTGAGCAAGTAATCGACAGGCTTAAAGAGGTTACTCGTATAATCAGCGAGATTCAGTGTATCGAAGTAGAAGACCTCGCAGCGCAGGCTATGAATCATAAGGTTAGCCTGAAGAAACGTGTAGATGTACGAGATTTCTTCTACCAACAAGTTCCTGTAGCAGCAACGCCTACGCTTACAAAAGAGCAAGTAGCAGCCAAGCTTCGCTTGATTCTCGGCACCGATACTGTAGACAAATCATCCTACCGTCGTGCGGCGCTACGACTCCACCCTGACAGAAACAACGGCGATGGCAAGCCTATGTCGGAACTTAACATGCTATGGCAGGTGTATAATGCTTAGCTTAGTTATTAAGTTTGGACTGGCTATGCTTGCTATAGTTTGGTTCTGGTTTCTTTGTGAGGAGCTCAGCTATTGGAATTGGCGTTATCAATATCGTAAGTATGATCAGGAGAAAGCAAAATGTCCTTCAACATCACCAATCCAACAAAAGCCTTAGACGCTAAGCGTGCTGCTATAGAAGCAGCAAAAAACGCTGCTGCATCTAAGGCTCTAGGTAACGGCTCCGAGAATAAAGCTGCCTTGATTCGCTTTATTCCCGCCGCTGAGTGTCCAGACAGGAACAGAATTGTCTTCGACGACTCTGGCTCTATGTCCGGTCAAATCGAGAATGCAAAACAAGGCGTCGTGGAGTATCTACGAAACTGCATTCCTAACCAAACAGCGGCGGCGATACACTTTATGTGTACAAAGAGCTGGAGCACGACGCTACGCTCGGACCTACCACAACTTAGCGCAGACTTGCAAGAAGCACAGCTTCAGCTCGGCAGCACGCCGTTTTTTAACACATGCAAAGCTGCTCTAGAAGCTACGCCTGTGCTCACGCGCTTGATCGCATTTACAGACGGCTCACCGACAGATGAGTTGCAGGCAGAAGAACGCGAGACTGGAGCTATACAAGGATTCTACAGCCGTGGCGCCGACTCATGGAAAGCCTCCGCCGATGTTATCATCACAATTGCCAAGAACACACTCAAAGATGGTAAGTGTGTTCCTGTCGACACAGTATTCTTCGGCGTAGATTCTGAGTGGTCCAAGCGAGAGCGTGAACTTCTCAAGTATCTGAGCGACGCTACCGGCGGATACTTCATGGTATTTGATCCTGCGAAAGTTAACTTCAGAACAGCATTCAAGTATCTCGCGCCGGTGAACAGGCTTATGCTTGCATCTTCTTCTGTTCGTTCGGAGATTGAGAATGGCAAACGCACATAAAAACGGTCCTGACGGGCCGTCAAAAGGACTCAAGCCTCTAGAAGAGATTGCTAAAGAACTTGGCGTGTCTGTCAGAACCATTGGTTATGACTATAGACGTGCTATGGATAAACTTCGGCAAAATCCAAAGATGCTTGAGATTCTTATGTTTTTGAAGGAGAAAAAGAACTATGAATGATTTTCTTGTCTGGCTCGGTATCATGTGCGGAGCGTATGCGCTGATACTGTTATTCAGAGGTCTGTTCTACGCTATGCAGTATCTTAACATTCTTTGGAGAAGGGAGAAATAACATGGGATGTGATATTCACGCACATGCAGAAGTGAAAATCAACGGTGTCTGGTATCATCTTAATTATTACAATTGGTCACGTAATTATGATCTTTTTGCTAAAATGGCAGGAGTGAGAAATTACGAAAACAAGATTGTGCCGATCTCGAAACCACGTGGTGTTCCTTGTGATATGACTTTTCTGACTCAGTATGACTGTGACAGAATGGGAACAGACGGTCACTCTCACTCGTGGCTAAACGCCGCTGAAGTAGTAGAGCTTAATAAATGGTGGCTAGTCGAAATGAGGAAATGTAACTCAGATTATTATTACGAAGAAGAGCTTATCAACTTCATCTTTGGTAATGGCTGGGATCAATTTACAGAATACCGTGACGAACTAAGAGAAGGATTAGAAGACGCACGTATCATCTTCTGGTTCGACAACTAAGGAGAACTCAGTGTTACCCTCTGAAGCCGCAAAACAACACCTCGAACTCCTAGCACAGTATCCGCCGCTTGTAAGGCAGCAAGTCTCTGTCCTTACCCGTAAGATGCTGGTGCTAGGATTTTCTGCGCTCTTTACAGAGCTGGTAGAAGGTCCAATTGTTCGTACCTTCTATTTTAAGCCTGTGGGCGAGCCTAAGTTTTCTAACATTCTCAACAAAGAAGAAGAGATAGCAGGATCGCTTGCTGTAGAGTCTGTACGAATCGAGCGTTCTCTCGGCAACGTCTCTATCTCGGTGCCACGTGAGGATCGTCAAACGATACAGTTTGACGCTTGCTTACATAAAATGCTCACGTCAACAGAAACCGCTAACATGGCCCTGCCTCTTCTAATGGGCCAATCCACGATTGGAGAACATCTCTATGCGGATCTGGCAAATCAACCTCATCTGCTCATTGCAGGTGCAACAAATAGTGGTAAAAGTGTCTACACGGCCCAGCTTATTTGTTCGCTTGCTCTCTTTCGTAGCCCGGAGGAGCTGGAGTTTATTCTTGTGGACACAAAGAACCTTGATCTTGTACTATTTAGGGGACTTGAACACGTCAAGTATGTTCTCAACAACGTTTCCGATTTACGAGCATCGCTGTCGCAGCTACTTGAAGAAGTTAGACTGAGGAATGCTCAAATGAGTGGGTTGGCGAGGAATATCAGGGAGTGGAATCAGCTTCAGACAGGAGCTAGTATCAATCCACGTAACTGCCTGTCTACGATGAAATACAAAGTCCTAATCGTAGACGAACTCGCTGATGTATTCATGCAAGATGAAGCGGAGCTTAGTCGTATAGAGCGTAAGCTCCGCCCTCCCACAATCGAGTTCCTACTTCAGCAAATCTCGCAAATCAGCCGCGCCGCGGGAGTACACTTAATCCTTGCTACACAGCGTCCTAGTGTGGATGTACTCCCCGGTACAATCAAAAACAACTTTCCAGCTCGCGTATGTTTTAAGGTTCCCGCCAGCGTCGATAGCCGCGTTGTGCTTGATACCGTCGGCGCTGAAAACCTTCTTGGAATGGGTGATTACTTGTACAAGATCGCCGGTTCTGATACCGTCAAACGTGCTCACAGCGCTTTTGTGAGTATGAATGACATAGCTAACATCATCGCTCAGAATGAGCAGATAAGGAGACAGTATGAGTCAATCTGACGCAGAAGCAAACCGTCTTATGGAACAGCAGAGGCTCGGCGGAGATTATATGTCGCCACAAGATAGAGGCTTAGCTGATCCTGACGAAGATAGAGAGTATGACGGAACTGGTTGGGACCTCGATCTATGTACTTGTGGTCATGCAAGAGAAGATCATATGACCTACAGAGAAGAATGTGCAAAATGTGGCTGTTCATGCTTTGAACTTGATCTGGAGAAATTCAAATGACCGTCCAACAAATCGCCGAAGCTATCTACGATAAGCTCTACGAGCCGCTTATCACACCGTCCACTGCCACAGACGCCGCCGCTCAAGCAGACATGCTTGCAAAGCTGTTTCGTTTCGAGAAGGTAAAACAAATCAAAGAAACTCTGGAGAAGTGTCAATAGCATGAAAATGCTTGTAGCAGCTTGCTGCACGGAGGCACCCTGCGGGGTTTGGGGTGCCTCCCAAGGTGGCGAAGGGCTAAGTCGTTGAAAAAGTGCGACTTAGGGGCAACTTGACGGGTGCATGCAGCCCTGTTATGATAGGCAAGTCGCCATCCCGCGACCCCGGAGCACATCAGCCAATATGAGCGCACGCAAAAATCTAACCGTCGGCACCACAATCAGAATCCTTAAAACACACGCAGCGGCATTAGAGCAACTACGGCTCAAAGATGGTGTCGCTGCTTCTGTTTTAGTGCGAGTATTGCTACAAGAATACTTTGATGGCAGGATTCCACAAGCAGAAGACGCTATCGCGTTAGACTTGCAACGCGCAAAACAAGCTCTATGTAGCGCACAGTTTAAGCAGCGAACAGCAGCATAGGAGCAATGAGAATGTCAGATGAAGAAATTGTCGATTTATCCGACTCACCAATCGAAGAGGACTCGGAACTTCCTGTGGAAGTGTTTGTTCCTACGGATGAAGCCGAAGAAATCACCGCAGAGGAAGCAGCGACTACCGATATACCGCTTCCAGCTCCAGAAGAAGACGCAGGGCATCTTACATGCACGGTGTGTGATTGTTGTCTTGAATTGAATTTGACAACGAAGACTGTGATAACATGCCAGAGATGTGAGCAGGCGTTCTGTTATCACTTTGCTTCATCGGTTGATCCGATGTATTGTGTGAACTGTCTCAGTGATATTTCGATGCAAAAATCTCTTATCACGAAGACTTATGAGCACACGAATCCAGAGACAAGCGAACACACATTCTATCGTCGCCGCGCTCGTGAGATCAAGATCGACGGACTTGACTGGTTGTTTGCTCAGCGGAAGATCACAGAACTCAGCGACGTAGAGCTTGATTTGATGATAGAGTATCATCGGAACATTCTATCGTTGATGATTACCGAAGGCGAGCAACGTCGGGCAGCTAAAATGCACAGGTATGCTAACGTAAAGTTGCATATAGCAACACCTTCGTCTACTACAGTAACAGATTCGACGCATACGACGGTGAAGAAAGTGCGCACGGTTTCAAAGAACAAAGCCGCGGAGCAGATGGCAGCATTGTTAAAGAGTATGCTCAACAAAGGCATAACGGCGGAGATGATCGCTAGGATGGTGAAGAAATGAGTGCAGTTTCTTTTGAAAACGTCCAAAGAACAATCGAAGATCGTCAATCTCGGCATGGCGATTACGGTAATACGTCCTCAGTAGCGCAAGAGTTGAAGATGGTTATGAGAGCCAGTAAGAGATGGGCTTATCTTAAGCCGTCTAGGAAAGAATCCTTAGAGTTAATCGCTACTAAACTAGCACGTATTCTTTCCGGCAATCCAGAGGATCTAGATCACTGGCATGACATTGAAGGTTACGCACACCTTATCTCAGAAGATATAAAGGAGATGATGAAGTGAAACTCTCAACCCAACTCTTAGAATTTCTCGAAGCTACACCGTTACCGTGGATTCACTACGACTTCACGAAGAAAAAGCTAATCGTAGTCGTAGATAACCACTTGCTCAACACTTATCGCAACTGTCCTCAATACTTCTTTCACTCCAACGTAGAAGGCTGGCAAAAGAAATCTGATCTACGCGAAGGCGAGAAAGAACGTGCTTGGTATCTTGAGTTTGGCATCTTGATTCATAAGATGTTGGAGCTGTACTACCAGCAGTTTAGACTCTCCAGCTTCGACGTTACAGAATGGGCTACCAAACGTGCTGTCTCTGAGTGGAACGAAATGGAGATGGACGTTCACGTTAACCACAAGGAATGTCACATGCTCGGCGGAGTTCACGGATTCGCGGCGTTGCTTTATCAATACGCTACTGTAATGACGCCGATGAATGAGAAACTACGCGTGCTTGGTACAGAAGTATCGTTCGGTCGCGGCTACGAGGTTCCACTCTATATTGGCGAGGATATAGAAATCTATCTTGCCGGTCGTATGGACCTAATCGTAGACGATGGCTACTTTATCTGCCCGCTCGATCACAAAACAATGGGCAGCTTCCGTGGCGATCCATCTCTGCAATTTGAAACAGAGGAAGGTCCGACTGGTTATATCTTCGCTATGTCAAAGATTCTTCCGACGTTCGTACCAGCAGAGCAATTGCTTAAACGTGATTGCTCGAAGATTCTGATGAATCTTATCTCCAAGAAGCCTACCGATAATCCTCAAGAACGGTTTAAGCGTTTTCCTGTTCGCAAGTCGGCGGCACAGCTTGAACAGTATCAATGGCGTATGGTAGCTACTGTAGAAGCTCTGGTTGCTGATCTTACACGCTTCTCTACAAGCTATCCTATTCAACGCAACACAACCGCTTGCACAAACTGGCATATGACCACTTGTATCTTCCGTGACGTATGCCGTCAAGCTTCACCTGAAGCAGAGCAGGCTACTTTAACTAACGGCTTCCTCAGGTTGCCTATCTGGAACACAGAGGAAGTCAAACCCGCAACAGTTTGAGAGCAGGAGAAAATCATGCCGGGAATAAATCTCGAATACGCGACAGATCATATCTGGACGATGGAAGATAAAGAAGGTTTTATCGGCCTTCGTGTAGATTGTGGAGATAGCGGTGTAGTTTATTTTACACCTTCGCAGGCATTGGATGTTGTAGCCGCTTTTAGTGCTCATCTAAATGCTAAGATAATGAAAGTCGAATTCAAACAGTTGTGAGCAGGAGAAAAGAGTACCCCATGTCAAACGTAACTAAGACCTACACAGAACTATCCACTCTTCCCCTTGGCCTAGGACCGGGACAGTTTCAGATTGGTAAATGTTCCGGTATCCTTGACAATCACATGCAGTGCTGGCGCTCGGCTGATATTCTTGTCACAGTCGTTACGCCGACGGAAAAAGAAGGCGATGTGACAGAGGGTGTCTCGTCTTATTACCTCTGCCGCCGTCACGCACAGCTTGACCAGCAAGCATACGAGTCAGCAAAGCCTGTACAGGAGCCGGTTGTAGAACCTGAGCCTGTTCCTGTTGTAGATGTAAAGCCTGTGACAGCATCAACCTCAACCTTCACTCCACCGCCAGCAAAGAAATAATCGCAACGTAGTCGCACACGTTCAACAGGAGCAGGCACTAAATGTCTACTTTACCTAATCCCTTTGCTGGTATGTCAGGAGTACGCTCTGAAGACATACAAGCAGAGGTTCAGCTTCGCATCGCAATCCTAGGAAAGCCAAAGAGCGGAAAGAGCTGGTTTGCTGCTACAGCGCCCGGCCCTATACGCTATTATGACTTTGATAACAGGTCGGAAAGCTTAGAAGGAAAACCGAATCTTTACATTCTTTCTAAACCTACGATGCTTCAAGTGGAGACAGACTTGTCTGTTATGAAAGCAAACAAGATCAAAAAGTTTCCACTTCCTACAACCGTAGTGTTTGACAGTGTGACTTATATGAATCGTGCGATGGAAGAAGAAATCTTCCGCCAAGACCCTAAGCTTTGTCGTACGATTCGTGTAGGCAACAGTACCAGCATGAAGATCCGCAATGGTTGGGATACAATCAACGGTATTCAACGCTATGTTGAGTATCTCATAGCGGAGTTTACTACTCTAGGCACAAACATTATCTTCGTTTTCCACGAGAAGGACGAGAAGGATAAGGCGGAGTCAACCGTAGACAAGACAGCTTACACAGGTCTTGTAACGACTGATCCGCAGTATCTTCAGAATAGCCTCAGCCTTTTCAATGAAGTCTACCGCATCACTGTGGACGGCAACAAGAAATACGAAGTCACCTGCCGTCCAAACTGGGACGTTAACGCATCAACAACCATGCTTCTTGACGATAAAGAGAAGCCTGATCTAATGGCGATGATCGAGAAACATCGGCAAAAACGTGCAGCGCTGCCGAAGAATGCGCTCGTTAAACTGTAGTAGCGACACCGATGGCGCAGCCATCCAGAAGGAGTAAATGTTATGGCTTTTAAAATGGGATTCTCACGTGAAGAAATCTCTGGACCAGTTCCAGTTCCAGCAGGATGGTATACACTACAGATCAAATGCTTTCGTCCAAAGGTGTCGAAGGATAAGGAATCGGTTTCCTTTAACGCCGAGCTTGCTATCATCAACAATCCAGAGTATGAAAACCGACGAGTTTTCGTAGGCTTGAATACCAAGGGCGGCTGGATTTTTCCTGACTTCGTTCATGCTACAGGTTTACAGATGGAAGTTGTGCAGGATGGTAACGAGGGAACCGAGAAAGAGCAGCTTGCGTTGCCTGGAGTTTTTGAGGGCAGCGATACTCACCCAGATGATCCTTCACAGTGGAAGTATGAAGGATCGCTCACGAACGCTACGATGGAAGCTGAGCTTGCAGAGATTCCGGCGTCGGCACAGTACAAAGCAAAGAACGAGGTTCGTCAGTTCAAGTGTGCTGTCGCGGGTTGCACAGACAAGCACTCCACTAATCTGATTAAGAACTAGTACCGTTAGACAGGAGTACAAGATACTCCTGTCTAAAGCTAGAGGCTTTGTTTGATACTTAGCTTCTAGCTTTAGACAGAATAGGAGAAAGGGGAACCATGCAAGAACTGACGAAGGAACAGTACGAGAGAGCGGAAGCGGTGATCATGAGGAGAGAAGCTGATGAGCTATCACAACCTAAGCAGTAGTAGTTTATCTCCTGATGAACGTCAAGAAGAAGCGCAGCGAATCTGTAAGATGCTTGATGATTATGCTGACGAGCTGAAGCAGAACGAGGTTAATCTCGTAGTGACCGTCGAGAACGGCGGCGCTGTGAGTGTGAAGATGTTGTTTTGGCTGAGGGATATAAAGGATAGGGTGATGGGATGACAGTACAAGAGTTTGTGCTTCTTGAATATCCTAACGCTAAGTGTATTTTGGAATGCTCGACAGATCACCTAGATGATTGGGAAGGTCCTGCTTTGTATGATTACATCATAAGAGAAGACGGGAAAGCTATTAGTGATTATGCTCATACACCGTATGATGCATGGGTAGCTTGCAAAAAAGAAATCGAGTCGCGCTAATGCCCTACATCGGTCCACGCGGTACGTCAAAGGCTCGGATATGGGTGCTTGTTCATAAGCCTTTTGGCTCTGACACCGGCACTCTCTTCAGCGGCGGCATGGGTCATATCTTCGAGAAGATGCTACGAGAAGCAGGACTCTCATACTCTGACTGCTACGTGACAGCTCGTGCTCCTAACACAGACGACGCTCATGCTTTCGCAAACCTTGAGGCAGAGTTGAATTTTCATCAACCACCGTTGATTCTCTCTCTCGGCGACGTATGCGGTTGGTTTCTTCCGCCACTACGAGAGCCGAAGAGTATGAACACAAGCGCGGGGCAGCTTCAGAAGTATGCAGGCTCGCTGCTTGAATGCAAGTCTCTAACCTATCCACACTACATGATGCCGCTCTACGGTCCTGATCGTTGCGTCGCAGACTGGACGGAACGGAACATAACAACATACGTTGATCTACAGAAGCTACGTGATGAGTATGAATGGTGGAAGAAAAACGGTAGCTTAAAACCTCTACCGGCACGTGTTATGAAGTATCAAGACATGGATATGGACGAGTTATTGATGTACCTTGACAGGTTCGACGGCGCAAAGGTTATCTCTGATGATATAGAGAATCCCACGTACAATAGCAAGCTGTACGCGCCACATCCGGGGTATCCTCTGCTAATGGGTCTTGCTGATTCTTCCACGTTTGGCATCAGCTTCAAACTCTTCCGCGATAAACCTTCTGAGAACCGTGAACTCTGGAGACGCCTTGACAAACTTTATTCCAATGTCCCTGTGCTCCTTGGACAAAATTTCTTTAATTATGACGCCCTTTTCCACAACATGCTTGGTTTCCGTGTACGCCTTGACCACGTGCAGGACACCCTCATTCGTCATCACATACTCTGGCCTGAACTGAGCCATAAGCTCCAGTTTATGACACGTCAATACACTCGTGAGCCGTATTATAAAGACGAAGGCCACGGCTGGAATATCAGGCACATGGATAAGTATCGGCGGTACAATTGTTTAGACGCGTGTGTCACTATGGAGATTTACGAAGCTCAAGAAGAAGAATTCAACCAAAGGAGTCAGTTGAGATGACGTTTATGATCCAGTACGGCAATAATCCTCTCTGTCAGCTACCAATGCCTGATCCGAAGCATCCAAAGAATCCGCTGATTACGACGTACTGTATGCGACCGGCGGGACATAAGGGAAAGTGCGAGATTGAAGCACAAAAGGAGGATAAAAATGGATAGTGAGAAAGCTGAAAAGTTTGAGGATCTTCTCAGCGCTGTTTTCTACCAAGAGCAAGGTTTTCCTATTAAAGCACTTATGATGACTTGCAAGGAATGTGGTGCGTTAGTTATTTTTGAAACGAGAAAACTTCATTTGGAGTGGCATGACAGACAGAGTAACTAGTTCATACGAACACGCTCTGCAAGCTGCTTATTATCACATAGGCAATCGAGGTATCTGTGTCAACACAAAAAGAATTGCTGAAGCTAAAGCTATCGTCAAAGCAGAAATCACTCGTCAGCTTGCTATCGCGTCAAATCAATGGGGCACGAAAGTATTTGTCGGCACGGCAAACGCACCAGACGAAGGTCCAAAGGGAACGAACGCTGGTGGAGCAATAAATCTCAATGCTACACAAGGAAAGTTCGCTCTCCTAACCGGCCTCAAAAACCTTGGCTACGAAGTAGTAAAAATCACAAAGAAAGACTCGGAGGGAAACTATGAACAAGGATACTCCACCGGAGAACTCGCACTCCAAAAGATGCTTTCGAAGAACCAATTCAATTATCCAGGCGGTGATCCTGCCCTCAGAGCAATTCTCAAGATTAGAGAGCTTGGTAAGCTCAACTCCAGTTACCTTAACGCTCGACTGCTCACGAGAGGGAATGAATCTTTCTTCCTGTCTAACTATAACGTCGCCGGCACCCTTACTGGACGGCGTTCTTCTAGACGACATACTTTCGGTTTTGGTAACAACTCTCAGAACTTTCCGAAGCATAGCGATGTAGCGTCGATGTATCGGCGGTGTCTTGTCTCACGACCCGGAAACATTCTTTTGATGGTCGATCAGATGAGTGCTGAAGACTGGCCTGTATCGGCGCTGTCAGAGAATTATCAAGCGTTGAAAGAGCTACGCGATGATACCGACGTATACGGTCGCCACACTCGTCTTGCTTCTGTTATCTTCGGCATCTCACTCTCAGCAAAAACTCCGGGCGAGTGGAAAGAATCTATGGAGCGTTATCTCGGCAAGAAAACTCGTCACGCCAGCAATTATGACATGAAAGCTGGTAGGATGAGTGACGCGTTGGCACAGGAAGGTTTCTCGTTCTCTGAAGCTGACTGTAAGACGTTGCTTACCAAGGTAGCCGCGCATGATCCTTCTGTACAGAAGGTCTTTCATCGCTACGTACAAGACACCATCAACAAAACTCACACTCTCGTCACGCCGTTCGGTCGTGAGAGACAGTTCTTAGGAGCGAGACCAAATGATTCTAACGCTACCCTCTTCAAAGAAGCTTATGCTTATATCCCGCAATCAACGGTGGGTGACAATACAGGGTTTGCCGTCCTCAAAATGGAAAGTGACTATGGTGTGGATGAGCGTTTCATCGTGCAAGAAGGGCATGACTCGATTGTGCAAGATGTTAGAGACGACGCCGATATTGTGCTTAGACAACTTCTTCGCGTTGTCGATAGCTTTAAACGCAACATCGTGTTTCATAACGGAATCTCCGTTGAGATACCTATCGAAGCAGAGATCGGCTATGACTTTCAAACGACGGTTCGTATAAAGGAGAACACTCTCTCCGGCGTCAAGACAGCAATCGAAAAACTCAAAGATAAGCTAGCGGCGTTAGAGCCGCAGAAGGTGATGGTGACGGTATGAGCTGGTTAAAGTATATCCCTCATCCACATTGGCGTTGGTTAAATTCTATGTGGCTGAACAGTAGAAGCACGCCAAGTCTAGAACGTGTTGGTCGTGTTTGCTTTATTCGTACTTGTAAACTATGTGGTAAGATAATTGACAATGGTAGTAGAAGAGGGCGTTAAGAAAGCCACAACACATGAGCAGGGTCTTACGCAAGCCGTGGCATGAGGTATATTTTGATTGTGTCTCGCCACACACTGATATGCCGGATAACTTCATAACATGGAGTGCCTTCTCTCTGCTTGGCGCGGTGATGAAGAATAATGTACATTTTGAGATCGGCACTTACACACTGTTTCCGAATATGTTCATCGTTCTCGTCGCTCCGCCGGGTATTGGTAAAGGCACTGCTATGAACATCCTTGAAGACTTAATCAAGGACTGCAAGCCAACAGAGATAGTTAACACTCTCTCTGATCGCATAACCGCTGAACGGATTCTCGAACGTATCGCAGATGGTTGGGCTTCACCGCCGAAGATAGTGAACATGCAACTAGCGATGGGTACGAAGGATCATAGCTGTCTGCTCTTTAGCACAGAGTTACGTGTACTCTTGGGTGCTAGCGAGTGGATGTTGGAGTTTCTCGAAGAAGCATGGAGTAAAAAGACATATGACTATCAGACAAAGAATAAAGGCAGCGTGTTTATTGATCACATGTGCTGTTCTCTTCTTGCGGCTAGTGTTCCTGATTTTCTGCGGAATGTCAACAGAGAAGCTCATATGGTCATCACAGGAGGATTCTCTAGTAGGTGTCTCTTTATCTATGCAGAGAATCCTTCAAAAGATTTACCATTCCCTGAGCCGTTAAAGAAGAATGTCCGTTCCAAAGCTTTCTATGACAATCTCATCTTAGACCTGCAAGAAATCTCTAAGCTCCAAGGTGAGTTTGTTATTGATCCAGACGCACGAATCATGTTCACGAAGTTCTTAACCGCCAATCGTATCGCGGCGTCACAAGATGACTCTGAAGCTCTAGCAAACTTTCGTGCTCGTATGAAAGCGCATGTGTTAAAACTCGCTATGATCTTCTCTGTCTCGAAGGGTGACTCGTTACATATTGACCAAATGGACATGCTTAATGCTATTGCTGAAGTAAACAAGATCGTATTAAGCTTGTCTAAGCTCTTCCGCGGCGCCGGTGACGGTATGGATGCCTCTGCTACAGCGCGTATCCAGGATCTAATCGACAAAGCAGGACGCATCTCAAAACGTGAACTACTTCGTGCTCTGCATCGCCACATGTCATCAGAAACCCTTGATCGTATTCTTTCTATGCTTGAGACAATCGGTAACATAACTCAAGTTAGCCAAAACAAAACCACGTATTATCAAAACGTGCAACCGCAAATACCGAAGAATGGGAGAGTGGTACATCCATGACAATTTTTAGTTTTCCGCAGGAGATAAATCCTGAGAAAAATATTATGCCAGAGGATAACAATCTGGGTGCGTTGGATTTTCTCTCCAAAGAGAAGGCTCGTCTCGAAGCCGAGGACGCCGCCGACGCAGAGTTAAAGTCCTCTCAAGAGGTCAGACTCGATGGCTCTAATAAAGTCTCGATGCCAGGATTCGCTTACAGCTTTGAGGCTCTAGGTGAACGTATTCTTGTGAGTCTTGATATTCCGCTGTCAGGCTTTGAGTGCAAAGTCTGCAAAGGCAAGAAACGTATCAAGTACGAGTGTGAGTGTGTAACGAGTGGACATCCTGGAGTAAAATATTCACAAGAAGAACTAGGTAGACTTAGTGATGTACTTGGTGCTGCTGTAGCAGTTGCCAGAGGTACTCAACCTTGTCCCTCCTGCGGCGGCGATCCAGCGTCAGTCCGTCGTAACGACATATGCACCGAATGTAACGGCATGGGTGGTGTGCTATGGATTCCACGTAAGGACAAAGAACTTCCTTGTACCGGCGTTGTTGTTTCTATGGGTAGCATAGCCAGAGAAAAAGCTTCGTTTAAGGTAGGTGATCGTATACTTTTTAGTCAACACGCTGGCTCGATGATCCCCAACAAAGCTGGCTTGCCCTTCAAGTACATGGACTGGTACGCCGGCGCTATAAGAATTGAAGGCGCCGACGAAATCAGTGCATTTGATTTTATCTTATCATCTACAGAGTAGACAGAAAGGAGCGCGAAGCAGCCAGAGCATAAGAAGCCCCACACAGAATAATAGTGTGGGGCTTCTTAGTCGTTCTACTGAATAGCTCGCACGTTATAAACGGATGCTGTTGGTGTGCCGCCCGCAAACAGCGTTGCCAGGCTGTACGGCCCTTTTGTCGCGTCCGTGAAAGTCACTGTCATATAAGCCATCTTTGTTTCTCCTTTTTCGCTTTTCCGGTTGATACTCCTTAGTTTCCCCCACAATGATAAAACAGGTTGCCAGTCAGAGCCGA